ACCCGGCGACCACCGACATCTACACTGAAGAGAACACTCTTTCCCTACACGACGCTCTTCCGATCTCGTGACGGCCACCGATCCATTCCCGCAGTGCCGGGGCCATGCCGAGCCACTTGTAGGTCTCGGATTCCTGGTCGGTCGAGAAATACATCCCAAGATCGCCGACCCAGGAGGCCTGCTGCATCACCTCGAGGCGCTGGTAGAACGTGCCGATGATGGCGCGCGACGAAAGTCCCTTGTTCGCGGACATGTTGCGTACTCCTTACGCGGTGCCGAGGGTCACGGCGCTTTCATGCACCGGCCCCAGCTGGGCGTCGAATTCGACAATTGCGGCGCCGGTCGAAACCCACCGGCTGACCGTGCCGATGAAGCTGTTCGACCCGCGCGTCAGGGTGAAGGTGTTGTCGTCCGAGGCGTAGACGGGTGCCCGGTCGTTGGCGGTGATCGCCAGCGCCGAGATCGCCACCTGGACACGGCCGCGCGTCAGAACGCGCACCCGTTTGTCGCCGGCCGAACCGGACGAGTTGTCGACCTGCTCAAGACAGAAGCCCTGAAAAGCATCGCCTGCCTGCAGCGGCCGGGAATAGCCCGAGCCATTCTCGCCGACAGCGGCGCCCTCGTAGATGATGTCGCTCGCGATCACGGGATATTCCTCATGATCGCCCAGCTGGTACGCCCGCGGCGTATCGACGGCCAAAGTTGCCATGCACTGTCTCCTTCAGGATGCGGGTTCAGGACGCCTTGCGCAGGATGCGCGCACGGCCGGAAGCTTCTGCCTTCGCAAAGGCGAGGTAGGCCTCCTTGCTGTTGCCGAACTCGGCGCGCAGGACCGCGCTCTTGTCCCAGGCATCGGCTGCCTGCTCTTCCGGCGTGCCGGACAGGGCGGTGGTCTCGACCGGGGTTTGCGGCGCGGCCGGCACTGCTGCCGAGGCGTCCGCCTGCCGCAGCTGCGTCAGATGGCCCGCGCCAGCGGCCTTGTCGGCCTTGACCATTTCCAGCGCGAGCTCAGCCGCCGAACGGCCGTCGGCCTTGGCGGCTGCCACCAGGCTTTCATGGCCCGCCACGGCGATGGCGTCGATCTCGGCGATACGGGTACGCTCCGAAGCCAAAGCTTCCTGCACCCGCTGATCTGCGCCGGCCGAGGCAGATGCCTCGATGTCCGACACGATGTCGGCCCGGTGCTCACGCAGCTCGGCCGTCGTCAGGGAATCCCAGTCCATGGGTTCCTCCTTGGTTGCTGCGGGGGCGGGATCCGCGGGAATGGCATCGCGGGCCGCCAGCCCCGCGACGATGGGTTGATCTGCCTGGGCGACAACAGGTTGCGCCGCCATCGCGGCGGATCGGCCGCCGACAGGCGTGATCGCCGGATTGACCTCGGCCAGGAGCGCGGCAAAGGCGGTTCGGGCCTCTGCAACGGCGTCCGCGAATCCGACACCAACGGCCGCCTGACCACGGAACACGTCCGCCTCGGTATCCAGCGCCTGCTGCGCCGTGACGCGCCCGCGACGGCCCTCTTCAACCATCGCCGCGAACGCGCGCCACATGTCGTCGCATTCAGCTTGCAGCCGTTCGCGCGTGCCCGCCGGCAGGGCCTCGAACGGGTTGCCATCGACCTTGCGGGCGCCTGAGTGCACCAGCGTGATGCGGATGCCCTCCTTCTCCAGGTAGCCCTCGTAATCCGCATGCATGCAGACGACACCGACCGATCCGGCTTCTCCGAACGGTGGCACCGTGATGTGGTCGGCCTGGCTGGCGATCGCGTAGCCAGCCGACAGGGCGTAGTCCGCCACGAAGGCGCGGACGGGTTTGATTTCCCGCACGCGCCTGATCTGGGCACCAAGGTCGAATATCCCAGCCGCCTCACCACCGAAGCTGTCGATTTCCAGGGCAATCACCCGGACCTCATCATCCTCCGCAGCGGCGCGCAGCTGTGCGCTGATACCCTCGTAACTGGTGACGCCCGAACTTGCGCCGATGTAGGATCCGCGCCGAACCAGTGAGCCCACGATTGGAATGACCGCAACACCCTGAACCACGGAATAGGCCTGCCGACGACGCGCAACTTGGTGAACTTCGTCGCCCAGAAGCGTGCCGGCCTTCGGTGCGCGGTGCTCTTCGCTGATCTGGCCTGTCCAGCCATCGATCTGGACCGGAAGATCGGAAGCCTGACCCAGAAACCGGGGGCCGAGGTGCTGGGCAATCACAGCCGCCTTTGCAGGCGCGATCAGCAGCGGCGTATTGAACGCACGCTGGGCGATTTGGACCAGATCGGGTTTCATCATTCGTCGGTCTCCGTTTCATCGTCCTGGGCGTCGTCCCTGGGTTCTGCCCCGGTGGTGGTGTTGCGGCGGGTGAAGTCCTCGCTGCCGTCTTGCTGCCGGCGGCGGCGAACCACCCGTTGATCCGTTCCGAAGCGCTCGGCCGTGATCCGGGTCAGCGACGTAGCGCCCATGGCGAGGTAGGCCTCGTCCGCCTGGGCATCCTTCGTCGGATCGATCGTCGGGCGCGCCGGTCCCATCCAGTCGGCATGCAGCCAGGCACGGCGGCGCAGCGGATCGGTGAAGAATCCGGGCGCCTGCAGAAGGCCCCGGGCCACCGCTTCGGTCATCACCGCCTCGTAGGACGGGCGACAGAATTGCGTCACATGGCGTGCGCGATCCGTCCGGAAGAACTGCCATGCCATTTCCATGGCTGCCCGGCTGGCCGAGTAGCTGGCCGAGAACTTCTTGATCAGCAGCTCGTGCGGCAGATCGGTGCCTGCGCCAACCTCCTGCGCAATTGCGTCGATGAACGGCGCGAATTGCGGGTTTGGCCGGCCAGGTTGGAAGCTGCTCACTTCCTCGCCCGGCATCAGGTCGAACACCTGCCCCGGTTCGGTGATCTCGATCGCGTTTCCGGTGTTCGATGTGCCGGAAGGCTGCGCGGAACCGGATGCGAGGCCCGCCCCGAGATCACCGTCATCCGATCGCATCCCGATGGCGAAACAGGCGCTCACCACCGCGGCCATCAGTTCGGCCTCGGAATATCGCGACCGTTGTTTCAGCGACTCGATCACCGGGGCCAGAAGCGGTGCATACCGCGTCATGTCGGGCCGCCACCGCACGCCGTGAATATGCAGGACCTGCCGGCCGCCAGCCGCATCGAAGGCGGGCAAGCGCCGCCACGTGGTCGCGCCGGCGCGGTGCCGATCGATGGCATGGCGGTTCGCCACATGGTAGGCCAGCGGCGCGCCATCCGCATCCAGCTCGATCCCGCCGGCCAGACGTTCCGAATCCGCCACCCAGTGCGGGTTCGACAGCCTGTCGGCCTCGACTGCCTGCAAGCACGTGCCCAGCAACCGGCCCTGCCGCTCCTTGAAGCGGCGCAGGAACAGGACATCCCCGCTCAGCAGGGGCGAGCGATAGGCCATATCCTCCAGTTCGGCGAAGGTCTGGGTCCGGGTCACGTCGCAGTCCGGGCTCTGCGCCCAGTCGTTCCAGATCTCCAGGGCGCGCGCTTCCCAGGCCTCGGCCTCGGCCTCCGTCAGACCCAGGCGAGAACGATCGATCTCCGGTCGGACAACGTGACCAGTCCCGACCACGTTGACAACCTTGGTCGAGATCGCGCTCTGCGCCAGCGGATCGTTCCGCACCAGATCGCGGGACCTGCCGCGCAGGCTATCGAGGTCCATCAGCGTTTCGGCATCTGCGCTTGCGGTGATGGGGTTCCACTGGCTGGTCGAGGCCCGGTCCCGACGAGCCCCGGAATAGCCGGAGATGACGCCCATTGTCGCCCGCGCGCGCGCCCTCCGGAGCCCACGTTCCGGAGACAGCCAGGCAACGGCCCGGTCCAGCGCCGTGAGGCCCAGCTTGTTGCTCATGCCAGATCGACCCGGCGGAACGCGCTGCCGCGCTGCTGACGTTTCACCAGGCCACCGAGCCGACGCTCCTCTGCCACAAGGCTGTCGAGGTCGAGCTTGGTGACCCTCTGTCCCTCGATTTCGTAGCTCTGGTAGCCGCCGGTCAGCAAAGCTGTGATAGCCGCCTGGATCAGCTCCAGCCGGGCAGCATAGTCGATTGTGCTCATGTCACCTCACTTGGCCGCGCAGGCCCCTGCGCCTGACCGGCGCGGGTGTTTCCGGGGCAACCGCCACCGTCTTGTCGAACAGGTCGGGCTGTGGCTCGGCCGGGGCGGCGCCGCGTTCTGCGTCCAGCACGCCCCACTGTTCCGCTGTCATGGCCGTCCAGCCCTTCCGCCGTGCCGCCGCCTCGGCATAGTTCATCGTGTCGAGGCCCTCGTTGCGCCGGGTGGGCTCGACCAAATCCCACGAACTGGTAACCACCCCGACCCGGTTCCGCTTCAAGACGCGCACTTCGGCAGTGATCTGGCGATAATATTCGTCGCCGAGGCCGCGGGCGAAGTGGCAATATCCCCGCTCCACCGGGTCGTCCTTGTCGAGCCACGTGTAGAAGTCAGCCTTCAGCTGGCTGACATTCAGCATGAACGCCCGCTTCTGCGCGCGCTTTGCCTTGCCGTCCGCACGCCGTTCAAACCGCTGCGGAACCATTACCGGGCCGGATTGGGTCGACCCGCCCTTGACGATGATCACCCGCGACCAGGGCCATTTTTTGGCGAAGGACCAGACGTCCTCGGTGTAAGTCCCGCCATCCAGCGCCATCATGTCCAGCGGCAAAGCCAGCCCGCGTTCGGTCCGCCACGTGGTCTTCAGCAGCGCGGCAAGCGCCGAGCGCCCGGCGTCGTCGCTGATGTGATGCGGGATCACGATATAGTCGACGACCCAACGACGATAGTTCTCGCCGAAGGCCACCACCTGCACTTCGATCCGATCCCCCTGGAAATCGACGCCGGCGGCGAGGATCACCCCGCGCGCCGGGACAATGCCCCGCGGCCTGCCCTCTTCATCCGGCGCGTTTTCCACGCGATCACGCAGAACCTCCCAGTCCGGTCCCTTGCTTGCCTGCTCGTAGGGCAACCCCAGAACGTCGTTGTAGAACGTCTGTTCGGTCTCAGCTTCGACCTTGGCCGCAAGCATGGCCTCGGTCTCGCCTGTGATCCTTGCCGTCGACCAACCCATGACTCGCGCATAGTCGACCGCGATCGAGGCCCAGTCCCGCTGTGGCGCATATGCTCGCCACAGGTGGAATCCGGGGTGATCGCCGGCAGGGTTCTGCGGCACCCATCTGCCACGGTTGACGATCGCTTCCTTGTCCGCATGGGTGATCACGCCACCACACTCGTCGCAGCTGAAGCAGGCCGCATGCAGGCGCTCGGGGTCCAGATTCTTCCGGAAATTCTCCCATGTCAGCGGTGCAGCATGCCCGCAATGAGGGCACGGCACGTGGTACAGGCGCCGGTCGCTCCGGTCATAGGCGCGGGAAATCCGGCAGGTGCCTTTGACCTGCGCCGTCGATACCCTCAGCAGCTTTGCGTCCTCAAAGCCCGAGGCCCGGCTTTCGGCCATAGCCTCGGGATCGCCCTTCGGCGTCATCTCGAACTTCGCGACATCGTCCATGACCACCAGTCGGCGCGACGTCCCGGCCAGGTCATCCGGCGAACCGGCGCTCGCGATCTTGAGCGAGCCGTTTCGCGCCAGTGTCTCCTGGTTGAATTTGGCGTCCTTGTGGTCGCCGCTCCTGCCGTCGCCGAAGATCCGCTTCAAGCTCGGGGCCTGTCGCCGCATCGGCAGCCATTTGTTGTCGACCCATTCCGTCGCCGAACTGGTCGTCGGGTGCACGACAAGGCTGTCGAGCGGGCCGAACTCGTGCCAGGCCCCAACAACCGGATTCACGATCGAGACCGTCTTGCCCCACTGCGCGGAACCGCGGATCGTGACCTCTCTGGCGGGGTGCTCGGGTGAAAGGACCTCGTGAATCTCCCGCAGAAACGGGAAACGGTCGATACGGAACGGTCCCGGCATCGGGGACCGTTCGTCAAAGACGATGTTCTCTTCGCACCACCTGGTGATGTCCGGCGGCGGTGGCGGGGCCAGAGCCTCCGCCAGGGCGCGGGCAACGATTTCCTCCGCCGAGATCAGGAAGCCCATCAGAAGTCTGCCTCGGTTTCTTCATCGTCCAGGTTGGCGGCCGCTGCCACATCCACCAGGGCTGAGGATCGGCTGCCACGATGTTCTCGCCAGGTCTCGACCATGATCTGACGGGCGGTCCGGTAGTCGACACCAAGCCGGTCCGCGATGCGCCTGGCCGATTCCCGCAGCACCGTCTCGAACTCCGCGATCTCTTGACCGATCTGTCGCGCGACCTGTCGGTGTACAGCCGTGGCCCGCACCATCGTGTGCTCGGCCTCAGCGTTGGCCCTCCGCAGCCGGCGGGCTTCTTCCTC